ATCACCGTTAAGCAGGGCGACTTCGGCTATCGACTAAGGCTCCCCCTGTTCGATGCCGACGAGGCTGCCCGGACGGATCTGACCGGCTATACCCCCGAACTAAAAGTCTGGCCGCCTGGGAACACCGACGGGGCGCTTACCCTCACCGGCGACAATGGCTGGATAGACGAGGATACCGGAATCGCATATTACGATGTGGCCGACGGCGATTTCGATACCAAAGCTCAGTATCTCTATGAGGTGGAGGTTACCAAGGATGGCGCCGAGGAGAGCGCAAAGAGCGGCCGCTTCATAGTTGAGGAGAGTCCATAATGGGAGATTACTGTACTCTAGATGAAGTCAAATCGGAGCTTGGGATTGAGGAGGATGACAAGGACGGAATGCTTGCCGGCATGATCGAGCAGGCATCGAGTTTCATTGATGTTTTCTGCAAACGGGAATTCTCAGCGAGCACCGCGACCCGGTACTTCGATGGCGCCCGCCTCCTCCATATCAGCGACCTCCTGACCGTGACGACTCTCAAGCTGGATCAAGACGGCGATGGTGTATTCGAAGTGACTATGGCCACCTCTGACTATATCCTTTACCCCCTGAATGATACTCCAAAGACGATGATAAAGCTCAGCCGCAATTCGTCCTATGGCAGCTTCGCCTCCGGGATTGAGAGGGGCGTCGAGATCGCCGGCACCTGGGGATACGCCTCTGCGATACCGAATCCGATCCGGAGGGCGGCTATAATCCAGACCTGCAGGTGGTTTAAGCGAAAGGACTCAGCCTTCTCCGATGTCGTCGGGTCGGCCGAGACGGGCGAGATAATCATGTATAAAGGTCTGGACCCGGATATCAAGTTGTTGCTCGAAAAATATATAAAGGTGGTCTATGCCTAGATGTTCTCAGCCAATACGAAGGTAACGATTAAGGGGCTTCCCGAGCTGGCGAAGAAGCTGGAGCCTGACAGATTATTGGCCGGCCCGGTCAAGAGCTTACTCAAGAAGGCCGCCATGCTCCTGGTGAGGTCGGCAAAGAAACATGCCTCCGGCCGGCCGGGTCCGCGCGTGATCTCCGGCACCCTCCGGTCGAGAATCACACATGAGATAGATGGCTCACACTTTCCACTGTGGGCAAAGGTCGGCAGCAGTGTGCTCTATGCCCCCTTTGTCGAGCTCGGCCACCTATCGAGAGGTGGAACCAGGGTGCGAGCATATCCGTTTCTGGCGCCTGCACTGGATGATACCCGCGACGAGATCGAGAGCATACTCGGCGAAGCAGCTGGTGAAGCGGAGGACAATTTCAAGAAATGAGTATCAAAGGAATCCGGGATGCCATAAAGACGGGGCTAAAAACTATCGACAAGCTGGAAGCATACGACAATGCCCCGGATAATATTAACCCTCCCTGCGCCTTTCCGATCCCCAAAGACGGCACCTATGATTTTACTGCCGGCAACTGCTACGAGCTGGGCTTTGAAATCCTGCTCCTCCTGGGCAGACAGGGCGACATCGAGGAGGTCCAGGAGAAGCTTGATGACTATCTCGCGACCACGGGAAGCCGATCTATCAAGGCAGCGCTTGAGGCGGCTGATTATGGCTCTCACGCCGACACAGTTCGGGTGTCCGGCTTTCGAGATTATGGCGGCATTGTATATAACGGAATCGTATATATCGGGGTAAAGTTCGATATGTATGCACTGGTTTAGGAGGTTATCATGTCAAAGTACCATGGGCAGGATACGCGGCTTTATATAGGCGGCTATGACATCAGCTCCCTCATGGCCTCGGTGACGCCGGCGCAGGAGAGAGAGATGAAGGAATATGCCGTCGCCGATGGTGTGAATGGCTATCATCAGATGCCCGGCTTAACCAAAGATGCCATGAGCCTGGACGGGATATTCGATGACAATTACCAGGCGGTGCTGAACAGTCTATTCGCCGCCGCCTCCGGGTATCAGATCGTTATTCCTTTTGGGAGTACCCTCGAGGACAGGGCGGTTGCCTGCGATGCAGTCCGGCTGAATAAATATAGCTGGAAATCAGTGGTGACCGATGTTAACCGGCTCATGGCCGAGTTCCTGGCAGACAATCTACCCTGGGACGAGTGTATCATAGCTATGTTGAAGGCCACCAAGACTAGCGATGGCAGTAACACCGTTATCGATAATGCCGTCGCTTCAATCGGGAGTTCGGTGGGATATCTTCAGGTGTTTGCCTGCGGTGCGGATGATGACCTGATAGTATTGATAGAAGATTCAACGGACAACTTCAATGCTGACACTCATACGCTAATAACCTTCACCACAGCCAATGCCCTGGGAGCGGAGCGAAAGGCTATTACGGCTAAGAGTGGCGAGGCCGACGCTACCGAAGCCAATAAACTGCATGATGCTGACGGTGGATTTGCGGCTACCGATGTGGGCAAAACAGTCTGGAACACAACTGACGATACTTATACCACTGTATCAGCCTTTGTAGACAGCGGGGAATTAACTTTAACTGATGACATCATGGCCAGCGGGGAAGCGTACACTGTCGGGGCGGTACGTCGGTATCTCCGGGTGAGTTGGTCCGGAACACCGACATATTCAGCTACTTTTGCTGTAGTTTATAAAAGAGGATAACCCGGATTTCTTAATCACAAAGGCGGCCTAAGCCGCCTTTTTATTTCTCAAAAAATAGTGGAGGTAAAAAAACATGGCGACTTCAGGGAAAGCACACGGCAAGAGTTTGGTCTTTAAGCTCGATACCCAGGCCGGAGCGTCCAAGGATATCTCGGCATATGTCCGCTCAGTTGACGGGCTCCCGGGCGAGAAGGAGATGGGCGATGTGACGGCTGGGGGAGCGACGGGGTACTCCCAGCTGCCCGGATTACAGAAGGCGGATATCAGCCTCGAATGTGTATTCGATGATACTTCTGAGTCTGCTTACGATGTGGTCAAGGACTTCCTGTCGGATTCCGATACCCGCTCTTTTGAGTATGGCCCAGCCGGGAGCACATCCGGTTATGCCAAGGTCACAGGGGAATGCCGGATCAAGAAGGTATCATTGCCCGCCAAGGTTACGGACCCGCTTATCTTCACCATCGACTTGGTGGTCGACGGTGCCATCACTATCACCACTTACTCAGCATAGATTATTTATCGAAAAATAAAAAAGGAGATGTCATGGGTAAATACTTTATTGGTGCGGAAACAGCAAGGTTGAAATTCCCGGACGGCAACTGGGTCGATGTCAAAGAGGAGCTGTCGCAGGCCGATCACGATTATGTCGTCAATGAGATGGGCAGAGCCGAAGCCGTGGGGAAGCAGGCAAAGTTTACTATGACCCTCGGCAAGCTGGCGCTCCTGGAGAAATACGTCGTGGCGTGGTCTTTCAAGGATGAGGAGGATAAACCGGTGCCGGTCAGCAGGGAGACGGTTTCTAATCTCCGGCAGAAGTACCGTGTCAAAATCCTCGAGGAGATAGACCGGCTGAGTAACAAGGCCACGGAGTTTGTCTCAAAAAACTGACCGAGGGCATTCATCTAGGGCTTCTTCAGAATCTCCTCTATGGAGATGATAAAGCTCCCCTGGACCTAGAGAGTGCCAGGCGATTCAGGCGATTTCAGATTATGCGCGCGATGGGCTGGGACCCTCTGCAGTATAGCAGCGCCCCGGCGCATATTGTTGCCGAGGTCGATATGTTCCTAACTACGCTGGAGAGATTTGTGGAGCTGGCGAAGCAGAAGGTGAGTGATGGCAGAGCCTGAGCTGAAGGTACTTCTTAAATTAAAAGATGAGGCCAGTTCTGGCCTTAAGAAGTTCGGGAAGGTTGCCGGCGGAGCACTGGCCGGACTGGGCGTGGCCGCTATCGGTATGGGTGTGGCCAGCATGAAGATGGCCGCGGACTTCGAAGGCTCGATGCGAGAGGTCAACACCATGCTCAACCTCTCCGAAGGCGACTTCGCGGCTCTGAATGATCAGGTAAATACCCTGTCCAAGGAGGTGGGGATCTCCGGCGGGGAGCTCGCCGGTGCTTTATATCAGGCTGTATCGGCTGGCGTCCCTGCCGCCCAGGCTATGGACACTTTGAAGATAGCCGCCCAGGCGGCGGTCGGTGGTGTAACCGATACCGAGACGGCTATGGATGGGCTCACCACTGTCATGAATGCTTTCAAGATTCCGGCAACCGATGCCGGGCATATTGCCGATGTCATGTTCACCACAGTCAAAGGCGGCAAGACTACCATGGAGGAATTGTCGGCGTCGATGTTCAACGTGGCGCCTCTGGCGGCAGCCGCCGGCATTCAATTCGAAGAGGTTTCTGCTGCCATTGCGACGGTTACCAAGCAAGGTGTCCCCACCACCGTGGCCACTACCCAGCTCAGAGCTGCGATCCAGGCTATGATCAAGCCGACTGCAGACATGAAAACAATGTTAGATAGCTTGGGATACAGTTCGGGCTCAGTTATGATAGAGGAGCAGGGTCTGGCCGGGAGCCTTAATCTTCTCAGCGGCGCCACCGAGGGCAACCAGGAACTCCTCGGGAAGATGTTCGGCTCGGTGGAAGGGCTCGGCGCCGTGCTTGCTCTTACCGGAGCGAATGCAGAAACCTTTGCCGGCGACCTCGCCTCGGTTCAGGATGCGGCCGGATCCAGCATGGCTGCTTATGATGAGATCAACAAAGGGACGGGGCGCACCTTCGAGAAATTAAAGGTGCAGCTCGAGGCGGTCATGGTGCAGCTGGGGACCGGGCTTCTGCCACTGCTAACGCCTTTGACGGATGCCTTCGAGAAGCTGATAGCCTCTCTGCCTATCGAAGAGATTAGTCAGTTACTCGAGGAGTTGCTGCCACCGCTGATTGATATCATCGTCGACCTCATGAATGTGATTCCCGTGGACATGGCTCTAAAATTTGTTACCTCAGTGCTCAAGCCGACGATAACCCTCCTTCAGGCGATAATGACTATTGTCCACCCGCTCCTGACTCTCCTCGAGCCGATATTCCTTATTTTAACAAAGGTCATGGAGATACTCACGCCGGTCATTGAAGGCTTGGCCTGGGTGATTGAGAACTTCGTCGGCGGTCCTGTCGGCGCCATCACCAACTGGATAGGTGAGGGGATCGGCGCTCTCTTCGGCGGCGCCAGCGGCGCCATCGTTACAAAGCCGACACTTTCTATGATTGGAGAGAGTGGCCCGGAGGCTTTAATCCCGCTCTCGGGTGCACCTGGTGCCTCCCCGCTCGGCGGCGGCGGTCCTGTCAATGTAACTGTCAATGTCGCTGGATCGGTTATCGCGGAGCGTGACCTGGCGGAGACGGTCAGGAGGGAGCTGCTCCTGCTTAAAAATCGAAACTACTCGACGGGGTTGGCATGAGCATCCCGACGCCTATAGTAAGGATCGCTTTCAGCAGCGCCCCATTTGCTGACACTCCTTCATGGGAAGATGTGTCGAGCTCGGTGGTATCCGTGGCCATAAAGCGCGGCCGGCAGCATGAGCTGGGTCGCATGGAGGCGGGGACGGCCACCGTCGTGCTTATTAATACCTCCGGGGATTTCTGGCCTGATAACACCGGAGGTTCGTATTACCCAAACGTCAAACCGCTGAAGCGAATCAATATCAGGGTAACTTACGATGAGGCAACCTATGACCT